GCAAACCTTGGCTTCGAAGTCATGCACGAACGAAATGCACACAACTTCCCTTTGGACCTTGCTTCTGTTGAGGCAACTCCTGTCGCCCTTCGCGCCCCTGCTGTAGGGTAATCTCCCGTCCGTTCATCCCTCACAAAGGGACGCATGAAGTTTGATCATGGAACGGGGATCAAACACTTGGAGATTATCATGACTGTTCAAGTCACTTACAAGTATCGCGGCGTTTCTTACACTAAAAAGGTAGTCCGTTAAAGCGGCGTTGGGAGGTGCAAACCCTCCCTTACCTATTGGCGTTGGCCCTTACGAGGACACCCTTCGCCGTCTAGACGGTGGGATAGACCACAAAAAATAACTCAAAAAATTTTCCAAACGTTTGGGAGTAAGTATTATTAATTAACTCCTTAAAAAAATGGCTTTCCAATCTTCGGTTAACCCCTCTCAGCTTACTCAGCTGGGTCAGGCTAACCTGGCGGGTGATACCCGTGCTCTGTATCTCAAGCTTTTTAGCGGTGAGATGTTCAAAGGTTTCCAGCACAATACTATTGCTCGGGACCTGATCATGAAGCGTACCCTGAAGAACGGCAAATCTCTGCAGTTCATCTACACGGGTCGCACTAAGTCCGAGTTCCATACTCCTGGCAACAGCATTCTTGGTGATAGCAACGGTGCACCCCCGGTGGCCGAGAAGACCATCACCATTGATGACCTGCTGATTAGCTCGGCATTCGTGTATGAGCTTGACGAAGTTCTGGCTCACTACGATCTGCGTTCGGAGATCAGCCGTAAGATCGGCTATGCTCTGGCTGAGAAGTATGACCGTCTCGCCTTCCGTGCTATTGCACGTGGTGCTCGTGCTGCTTCCCCTGTGTCCGCTGCTGGCTATGTTGAGCCCGGTGGTACTCAGATTCAAGTCGGTACCGGCGCAGGTACTGAAGCTGACGCTTATGATTCCGCTAAGCTGGTTGCTGCTTTCTATGATGCAGCTGCTGCTCTGGATGAGAAGGGTGTGTCGATGGACGGTCGCGTGGCTGTTCTGAACCCCCGTCAGTACTACGAACTGATTCAAGCTGTTGGTACGAACGGTCTTGTGAACCGTGATGTCCAAGGTACCGCACTGCAAGGTGGTCAGGGTATCGTGGAGATCGCTGGTATCAAGATCTACAAGTCCATGAACATCCCCTTCCTGGGTAACTACGGTACCAAGTACGGCGGCACCACTGGTGTCACCTCTCCTGGTAACACTGGTTCCTTCGTGGGTGAAGCTCTGGAAGATGCTGATACCGCTCAGACTGGTATCAACAACGATTACGGTACTGCTGCTGAAGTGGGCGCTACCTCCTGCGGTCTGATCTTCCAGAAGGAAGCAGCCGGTATGGTGGAAGCTATTGGTCCTCAGGTCCAAGTCACCAGCGGTGATGTGTCCGTCATCTACCAGGGTGATGTGATGCTGGGTCGTCTGGCTTGTGGCTGTGACTACCTGAACCCTGCTGCTGCTGTTGAACTGCACGTTACCAGCACTGCACCTTCTGCATTCTGATTTTTATGCGTTTTACGGGAGCCTCTTCGGGGGCTCCTTTTTTTTAATTCTTTACTGAGAATGATACTCAATGGCTTTTCCTACCACTAATGCAACGCAGGAGCTACCTGCTGTTAATCAAATTCTGCAATCATGTGGGCAAGCGCCTGTTACTACCCTAGATCAAACCAACCCGGACGTTGCGATTGCTTACCAGACTTTGCTTGAAGTCTCAAGGGAAGTACAGGCTGAGGGTTGGTCATTCAACAAGGAGTACAACTATGAAATGACTCCTGACAATAACAACGAAATTCTTATTCCTAATAATATGCTGCAGATTGACCTGAGTCAAAATGCCGCTAACATGGATAAAGATGTTATCAGACGTAGTGGTAAGCTGTACGACAAAGCTAACCACACCTATACGTTTACTGACAAAGTAGAGTGTGATATTACCTGGCTATTTGACTGGGTTGATATTCCCACACCTATTGCTGATTTTATCACCGCCAGAGCAGCCTCTACGGTCTCCAGTCGCATTGTAGGAGACGGTACGCAGTATCAGATCCTTCAACAAAAAGAAGCGTTTACAAGGGCAATGGCGATGGAGTATGAGTGTAATCAAGGTGACTATACTTACTTCGGTCACTCTGGTAAAACTAATACCTACACTGGCTACAAACCGTACACTGCACTTTATCGATAAATGGCTTCAGTTACTCAACGGATCAACAGCTACCTTGGTGGCGTCTCTAAACAATCAGATGATAAAATGTTGCCAGGTCAAGTCCGTGAGTGCTACAACGGATTTCCTGATGCTACATATGGTTTGACTAAACGACCTGGGTTTGAACATCTTATCAACCTTGGTAGTGGTACTACGTATGATGATGGAAAATGGTTCTACATCAAACGTGATGACGATGAAGAATATGTGGGCGTTATTAAAGGTAGCGCCATTTCCATGTGGAACGCTAAAGACAAAACGACTTGCAAGGTTGTTTCTACTATAGCTGAAATTACTGATGATGGTACAAGTGGCGCTACAAATCAAACAAATTTAGCTACAACTACATCAGGTTCCGGCACAGGTTTGACCGTAGATTTAGAGGCATCCGAAGGTGTTGTCACCAGAATTTATGTTAATAACGAAGGTTCTGGTTATGTCACTGGTGATACTATTACTGTTGCGGCAGCGGATGCGGGAACCAGTGCTGATGTAACAGCTGAATTAACTCATATTGATTTGAGTGCTGCAGACTGTTATTTAAACGGTACTAAAAATAATTTTAAAATTATTACTGTCCAAGATACCTCAATTATCATTAACAATGCTAAAGAGGTTGAAACCCAAGCAGCTCCTTCGTGGGATCCTCATCGTGTAGCATCAGTTGAAGTTCAATATGTTACTGCCTCTACGACGTACACTGTTGAGATTACGATTAACAGCAACACTCAAACTGCTACTTATACTACGCCTAGCTCTGCTGATGTCAACACAATTTTAAACGAATTAGAGACACAGATTAACGCCATGACTGGCGACCATGCTCAACTAACTGTTACCAAACTTGCTAACTCTTTGGAGCTTGTAAGTACTATTGACATGGACATCCACGCCGAAGGTGGTTTGGATAACAAAGCTTTGACTGTTGTTGAGGATGAAGTAGCTAGTGTTTCTGGGCTTCCCTTTAAATCAGTTCAGGATCGTACCGTTAAAATTGTCAACACAAATGCTATTGCTGATACTTACTGGGCTAAATTTGTAGCCCATGATGAGGTATCTGGTGAAGGTTATTGGGAAGAGACTAGAGATCCTGCTGTGTCGCCTGGTCTTGTTAATTCAACGATGCCTCATGAGTTAATTAACCCTAAAAAGGATTTTTTTGAATTTAAAGAAATTTCTTATGAAGAAAGACTAGTTGGTGATGATGAAACTAATTCACATCCTACTTTTGTAGGGGAAGTAATTACTGCTGGATTCTTCCACAATAACCGCCTTGGATTTTTATCTAAGGATAATGTAATTATGAGTCAGTCTGGTGACTTTTATAACTTCTATTTTAAGTCAGCTCAGACGACCATTGAATCTGATCCAATTGATCTTAGTTGTTCTTCCACTAGACCTACAGCTCTACACGCTGCATTAGCTACTGCTCAAGGTGTTGTTCTGTTCTCCGAAAATCAACAGTTTGTGATGTTTGCTGATGCTGGTGTACTCACACCTTCGCTAACAACCATTCGTGCTCTATCTAACTATGAGATGGACCGCACCATCGAACCTGTTGATGTCGGAACCAACCTTAACTTTATCACTAAAACACCTGGCTACTCTCGTGTCTTTAGTATGATTACACGGGGTCAACAAGAGAACCCACAGGTGTTGGATTTGTCCCGAGTGGTTAAAGAATGGATTTCACCTAATGTTGATCAACTGATTTCTAGTCCCCAGAACTCCATGATTGCCATGACTGGGCAGGGATTAAATGAAGTGTTTATCTACCGTTATTACAACGACGGTAAAGAGAACCTGATGGAATCTTGGGTTAGCTGGTTAATGCCAGGTACCGTGCAGTTTATCACAACTAACTCAGACGACATGTATA